TTACCAATTCCTCCTCAAATTATTGATGATTCAGACATTAATATACACCATACAGGAGGTACTGGTCAAATAGGTCCTCCTGGACCACAAGGTGAGCAAGGACCTCCAGGGTTGCCGGGTGAGCAAGGCCTAACAGGACCTCAAGGTGTTCCTGGAATGCAAGGGCCTAAGGGCGATACTGGTCCACAAGGGCCTCCAGGACAAAGAGGTCCTGATATAGATTGTTGTAATACAAATACTAGATTAATTTCCGAAGATTACGCAGCTACAACTAAGGATTGGTACATAGGTGTCAATTCAAAGAAGGCTGTTAAGATAACCTTACCGATGCTTCCCTCAGATGGAATGCAGATTATTGTTAAGTTAGAAATGGGTGCTCCTATTGGAAATAGGAAAGTCACTATTGTAGGTATTCCATCTAAAATAGATGGTAGTAATGACAAGGTGCTACAAGAGCCTTACGAAAGTATTGTATTAATCTATCGGGAAGGTTGGAATGTAATAAAATAGAAAGGTTTATATGGCAAGATCTCCACTTACAGATACTTCGGATGATCTTATACAAGACTCAGGTTCAGTACTTTGGTCTTTTGTAAAAGGTGAGCAACTAGAATTCCCAATTACTTTGAATTTTGTTGAGGATGTGACAGCAGGATACACTTATGAAGCTGTTATTGTCGAAGCTTTAAATGTTTCAGAACAAACATCCAAACCTCTAACAATAAAACCAAGTGGGGTACAAACAATACTAAATGTAAGAGTTCCTACTAAACGTGGTACTTGGGATGCTGCTCAAGCATATAATAGAGAGGATGTTGTATTATATGCTGGTATATATTATAAGTTGTTAAAAGGCGCTGCAAGGACTAATTCAACACCTCCTTCATCAGATTCGCTGTGGCAGGTAACAACGTTAAGTAAAATTTATTTACAATTTCCATCTACATTAGGTTCTACTTGGCAGATAGCACCGATTGTTGGTTCAGCTGTATATGGCTTTTTTGAGCTTAGAGTTACCGAACCTACTGATAATATCTTCAGACGTACATGGAAACCCGTAAGAGGTATGGTAGAACTGTTGTTCAGCCCTACTGATATTGTTCCAGATGTTTAAAGAATTCTATGGCTACTAAAGACCTATATTTTGTTGCTCAAGAGCCTATTCCGTATTTCACAAATGTTGAAAAAACAGTTACTGTTAATACTCCACAAATAATTGAAAATGTCTCTTACCAAACTGAAATTACTTCTACCAACATTACCGATATAGCTTTGAATATTAATTTGTCTGGATTTGGTGAAGAAAATATACCAGATCCTAGCTTGTTTGCATTTAAAGAAGAATTTCTCGGTATTTTTGATGCATATTCCTTGAATTATTCAAAAAGCCTTGTCGAATCAGTCGCTGCTGTAGATAGTCTTAATGTATCTTTAGCGTATTTTAGGAATATCTCAGATATAATTAAAGCTACAGATGACATTTTAGGTGAAGCAAATATTGATGATGATCAATATTTGTTTTTTACAAAGTTACTCGATGATTCTGCAACAATTACAGATTCAATCTCTTTTCAAAACAGCTTTAACAGATTTTTTACAGATTCTCCGGTTTTAGCTGATTCTTTCTCTAACGTTTTTTCTAAAAATATTAACGAATCTCTTACAGTATCTGATGCATTAATAGTTTTCTTTGATAGAGCCTCTATTATAAATGATACAGCAGGCTCTACGGACAGTTTTATAAAGTCAATCTCACAAAATAACTCTGAATCGGTAGCAATTTCTGACACAATAGCACTTCAAATGGCCTTTAATAGAGCCTTGTCAGATACATTAACTATTAGTGAATTTAAGATACTAGTAATTCAGAATTATTTTAGCGACCCCTCTTATTCAACTGAGGGTTATTCGGGTACTATCTATACAATTTGAGGAAAAAGATGGTTAGTGAAAAAGTTGGCTTAGTTGGAAGAGTCAGTATTGTTATCAGAGATTCTGAGAATAATATAAAAGACTCTAGAGAAATTCATAATTTAGTTGTTAATAACGGTAAAGCATTCATTGCCCAATCTATTTTAAAAACGACTACTAATACACCTGCAGCAATGACACATATCGGCGTCGGAACAGGCACAACAGCCGCTGCAATTGCTGACGCAGCGCTTATTACAGAAATTGGTACACGTGCTGCAGTTACTCCTACTAATGTAACTACAACTGTTACCAATGATTCTGCACAATATGTAGCAACATTTGCAGCAGGAAATGCTACGGGTGCAATTACCGAAGCAGGTATTTTCAATGCTTCTACAGCAGGCACAATGGCTTGTCGTACTGTCTTTAGCGTTGTAAATAAAGGTGCTAATGATAGCATGACAATAACATGGAAAATTACTGTAACGTAATTTAGTTAATTATGCCTAACTTAACTTATAGAGCATCATTAACACCTGCAATACCTGCATCAACTACTGTAAAAGGCACGGGCTTAACCAATTTAGAAATTGACGCTAATTTCAAAGCTCTTGATGATGAGGTCAGTAGCTCATTTCCAAGAGTTGGCGATGTGATGATTGGTAGCCTAATAGATTTTGCTACAATTCGTTTTGGTTCTAAATATCTTAGTAAAGCAGATGGAAAAGTTCCATGGTTTTCTGGTGGGGGGACTATAACTAGGCAACAGTATATAGGTACGTCAGTTGGGAGATACTGGAAAAGACTCTTCTTAGAGGCTAGTACTTCATCCCCTTTATTATACGCTTTTTCTTCAACTGGCAATATGTACATGACAAGTCCTAATGGTACAACTTGGACAACACGTACAGCACTTGATGGATATAATAATGTAGCTTTTAGTAAACTATCAGGTGGAACTCAAAATTCTATTTTCATACTCCAATCTCCGAATTACGCAGGCTATTATACTTCTTTAAATGGAATAACGTGGTCATTTGGTGGAAATTTCCCAAACACTAAATTTGTTGATAGTAGCTCTAATAATTTTAGTATTACTACTAATGGTAATCCTACTCAAGTTGCCTTAAATCCCTTTATACCTACAGGGTACTGGAGTGGGTATTTTGATGGGACGGGGGATTATCTTGCGGTTGCGGACAACGCCGCGTTTGATCTTGCCGCTAGTAATTTTAATGTTGAGACTTGGGTCAACTTTTCGGCCTTGCCAGCAGCAAGTGGCGCGGCGACTTTTGTAAGTCAATGGCCGCAATCTCCAGCAACTAATAGAGGCTGGTGGTTTTATCTGTTTAATAGCGCAGGAACATATCAACTTTATTTGACATATTCAACAAACGGAACGGCTCAAACAAACCTTGGCGTCAGTTTGCCGTCTGCACCGGCTATTGGAACTTGGAACCATGTTGCGTTTGTTAGGTCAGGAAACAATTTCCTGGTGTTTTGGAATGGAACGCAAGTTGGAACGACTCAAACATTAAGCGCCACCATATTCAACAGCGCGGGCGAAGTGTGGATAGGGGCTCAAAATGAGTCCGCCGTCAGTTCTCCGCTAACGGGCTACCAGTCCAACACTCGCATCGTCAAAGGCACAGCCGTCTACACCGCGAACTTCACGCCTCCCACTTCCCCGCTGACGGCCATTGCGAACACCTCTCTGCTGTGCTTACAAGATAATCGCTTCAAAGATAATAGTACGAATGCATTTACTATTACAAGGAATGGTGATGCTCGAGTAAGTGAAATTGCACCGTTTGCGCTAACATCACCTCTTAATGCATATGGGGGTAGTACATTTCTGAATGGCTCCTCCGACGAATTGTTAACACCAGACAGTGCTATTTTAGACTTAGGTTCTTCTGATTTTACATTAGAAGTTTTCAAATATCAACTAAGTGGTGAATTTGGATTTATAAGTCAAGCAGGCTCTTTAATAATTTCATCTTTGGCTGGCAATATACTAATTAGAAACAATGCTACTAATATTTTAGCTGTTTCATATACGCCGTTAATGGGTCAATGGGAATATATTTCAATAATCCGTAGTGGTACGACTTTATCAATTTTTCAAAACAATACCAGAATAGGTACCGTTACCACAAGTACTGTATTTGCTGCAGCAGGTTCTAAACAAATGCGGCTTGGTTTTAATAGCTTAGGTGGTACTTATTTTAACGGAAATTTTTCAAACATTCGTCTTGTTAAAGGTTCTGCATTATCTGACCCAAATTTAACAACAATTACTGTGCCAACAGCACCTTTTACTGCTATAACAAATACTCAACTTTTATTAAATACTAATAATACAACTAACTGGTCATTTGTTGATAAATATCTAAATGGCTTTATAACAATTGCTAATAACTCTAATACACTATATACTTCTGCAGATGGAACAACTTGGACATCAAGCACTGTCTCGGCGACTAAGACATTCTTAGGTTCAGCTTATTCTACTCAAATTGACAATGCTAATGATCCGAGCATTCTTATGATGACATCTTCTACAGATACAAACGTAAGCGTGCGATCAGGGTCAACATGGACAGAACGTAGTTTACCCGCATCCGCTGGAGAATCTTTGACTAAACCAATTTATTTTAAACGATTATTTTTTATATTTAGCAGCACCAGTAACTCTAATGCTTATTGGACTTCTTCTGACGGAACAACATGGACTAAAAGATTTTTACCTTTATCAACAGCCTTTAAATTTCCTGTTGTAAGCGGTGGAACCTTGTTTATAATGAGCCGAGTCCCTGGCTCTTACACTACATTCCTTTTAGGAACAACGCCAGCTACAACAAATGCAATTTTTGCCTCTCAGGATGGCTTTAATTGGACAGGTACAATTAATGGTTTGACAAACACATTTTCTGGATATCTTAATTGGATTTTAGAAACTGCAGATTCAGCAGTTATTCGTGGAAATATTGTTAATGTAAATAACTACCAAGGTGGCGTTTCTGAACCAGGCATATCTAATTATTACCCAGTAGACTCTACAGTGTACTTTGACACAACAGTAGCAGCACCTTCGGGAGCCGATTATTGGGTGTCAAATGGTAGTATTGCAGTCGGTTTTATCGATAGTGTAAACTATTATACAACAACTGATTTCAAAACATTTACTGCAAGAACAATATCAGGTTTTAGTAATATCCGAGCTTTAAGGTACTTTAGTAATGAATTTATTGTTTTTGGGACCGGATCTTATGGAAAATCTTCCGATGGAATCAATTGGACAGTAATTACTGGAAATGCTGGATACACTACAATTTTTCAAAATATTAATAACCCCAATGCAACTGGTTATCAAAATTTTATCAACAATATTTTTTATGCAAATGGTTTGTATATTTTTTGTACTACTCAATTATACTCAAGTCCAAGCAGACAAGGCTTATATACTTCTACAGATTTAATAACCTGGAACTCTTACACATTTCCTGTAAGCACTACAAACTGGCCATCAAGTGTCATTGAAATAAAGTACTTAAACGGGAATTATATAGTAAGTGTAGGCTATAATGGTGGAGGTGGTTATGGTTATATGTTGTATACGACTGACTTTATAACTTATAATTCTACAGGTATTAGTTATAATTTTTATACTGCCGGTTCTTTAACTCCCAGAGCGTCTATATTCTTTTATGATAATAGTTACTACGCAATACTTAGTACTGATAATTCCGAGACAGCAACCCAATACATTGCGAAATCTTCAACCATGGCTGACGGGACTTGGACTACTATTTCCACAGGATCCAACAGAAGAGCTCATATAATTAATTTTGATAATTCTAGCGGCACTGGCTATATTGTAAGTCATAGCGGTATTACTATATTACACACAATAAGCTCAGCTATTAGCGAAACTAATTCAGATAATTCATATACACAGTTTGCTGATGGTATTTCAAGAGCTCCAATAAATGTTGGTATTTTTAATGGTAATATGGTTATATATGATTTAAATACAAGAACATTTGGCACAGTTCGCATATCAACATCGCTTCGTAGAAAACCATTACTATCTAACTTGTCTTCTGAAGTTGGCAGTTATTACGTTAGAGAGGTATAAATGTACTATTTTGATAATTTTGGCTGGCATACTGAAACAGAAATTCCAGGAAGAGCCACGGAAGTTTCACCTCCTTCTGAAATTCCCTTAGGTCTCGCAGCCAATTGGACTGGTTATAACTGGATGCTACTGCAATATGAGCCTCCTCCAGTTGTAAATCCTTTAGAAGAGCAATGGAAATCTGTAAGAGCTCAAAGAAATCAGTTGCTAAAAGATACAGATTGGACTCAGCTAGCAGATATATCTGATCCAATGAAAACTATTAATGCGATTTATCGAGCTCAATTAAGAAGTATTCCTCAAGTTCAAACAGATCCTTATAACATTGTTTGGCCTGCCAAACCATGAATACTAAACCTGCAGAGCATGTTTTTAAACTATTCTTAAAAACTTTTAAATACAAAGCTATAACAATGCCTTGGAAAACAGTTTATGTACTAAAAGATGAGCTCAATAATAAAGGCCTTTTAGCACATGAGCAAATCCATATAAATCAAATTGAAAGACTTGGCAGTTTAAAGTTCATATCTTTATATCTGTGGTATAATCTGAAATACGGTTACTATAATAATCCACTAGAAATAGAAGCTAGAACTTTGTCGGGATACAGTTAAACGAGGTTTGAATGAGCGATGACATTTCATTGTTAAATCATAAATTCGACGTAATGAGCGAAACTGTGACAGATATGAAAACATCTCTTAAAGAGCTTACTTCAGCAATTACGAAATTGACATTAATTGAAGAACGTCAATTAAACGCTGCAGCGTCTCTTGAAAGAGCATTTAAGACAATAGAAAGTATAGATAAGCGTGTCGGGCAACTAGAACAACATGTTCCTGCCAACAAACGCGTATCAGTATGGCTAGATAGAGCGACATGGGCAGGGATGGGCTTACTGTGCATGCTAGTTATAAAAAAGTCAGGTTTACTTTAAGGAATTAAAATGGCAAAATGGGTAACTTCCGGTGTTCTCGATAATGGCTTAAACCATATCAGAAACAACTCAACTAGAATGCTGCTAATCAAAGCTTATGCAGCAGGTGATAGCTACGCTACTGTCGTTGGCAATCAACTTGCAGAGGCTACAATGGTCTCTGGTGACTTTACATTGTCATCTAGCGGTTTAAATAGAGTTGTCACTACAGCATCTGGAAAAACAGCTACTGTAACAGCAAACTCTGGTGCCTCTCCTAATTTGCATATTGCATTTACGGATGGCTCTGCAAACGTTATTTGGGTTACTGACGAGACAACCGACCAAGTCATTACTAGCGGTAACGTTGTTAATTTCCCGTCTTTGACTTACACCAGCAACCAGCCGACTTAATAGCTGGAGGTACTTATGCCTGATAATTTAGGTTATACCCCAGGTAGTGGTGCGATAGTTGCCACTAAAGAAGTCGATGGTGTTCATCACCAAAAGGCGTTGATGGAGCATGGAGGTGATGATGGCCTTACTCCTACGCCTGTATCTGATGTTTCGCCGATGCCTGTTATGGCAAGTCGCAGCGATGACTTGCTAGTAATATTAAGTCGAATTGTAAAGTTATTAGAAAGCAATGCAACTGTTGATTCAGCAAATCGTCAGCGTATTGCTGTTGACGCCCTCGTGGCACCGCTAAACGTTGTAGGTAATGGTACAGCTGCAACTGTGCTGAGAGTTACTTTAGCTAACGATAGCAATGGTACTCTAGCATCAGTTTCATCTGTGACCAACTTGGTGGCCAACGCTGGTATGGACCGCGAACAATATATCAATATTGCAAGACAGACGTACAATCAAGGCGTCCGCTCTGCTTTAACTTTCCAATGAGGTAATGGATGCCCGCTTTAACAAAAAATACACTCTCAACGCAGGTTGATTTACCTTCATGGGAGTGGACTCGTTTTGCACCGGCTGTATCTTCTGCATTGTCTTCCACTTGTGCACCTGATAACATGGGTTTCGTACAAACTGAACATGGTCGATATATTTATTATTTGATTTCTGCAACTCAATTTGTTAGGTATGATACCTGGACAGACATGTTCCAGGGTTTAAGTGCTCCACCTGTGACTACTTTTAACGTAAGCACAATGAAGTTTGCTGGTGCTTCTGGTCCTGAAGGTAAGACCATTTCTGCTACTTCAACTACGATTACAGTACCGGCAATTTCGATGTCTTCTATGTTAGGCTACGATATTGTTATTGTCAGTGGTACAGGTGCAGGACAACGTAGAAAGATTGTGGCTGTTGCAGAACCTACAATCCATGACAGTGGTGTGGTTACAGCAGTTGCCAACGCAGCTGGTGGTATCACGATGACTGATACTCTGAAAACTTGGGGCGGTAATCAGTGGGCTGGTTATACTGTGCGTATTTCTGGCAACAGTGGTGTTGGACAATATCGTCGCATCTTGAGCAATACTGCAACTGTGTTGACTATCGCCGATACTGCCCAAATGAACATGCGGTTGAATAACCCTGCAATCTTTGCTCCAGCAATTGCAAGTACGGCTGGTAGTCAGTCTGCATATGTTATTGAATCACAAGCTTTAACAGTAAACTCGCCTTGGACTGTAACTCCTGATACTACTTCAGTGTTCCGTATTCAATCTGGCCAGATTGTGTTGGTGTCACCTAACGCAGCAACTGCAACTGCCCCTTTCGTGTTGACCCAGTTGTATGATATTTTGACTGATACTTGGTATATATTACCTACAATGACCAACACCCTGTTGGCTGCTGCCACCGACTTGGCACTAGAGCGTATGTCAGAAAACGCTTCTCTTTGGAAGCGTGGTGCAGCAACAGGCGGTACAACTACTACGCTCATTGATGCTACACAAGGTGTAAACCATGCAGCTTGGAGTGTTAACGAGTGGGCTGGTTACTGGGTATACATTGAATCTGGAACAGGTGTTGGTCAGATCCGTCAAATTTTGAGCAACACTGCTACCACCCTGACTTGGGCAACTGCCGGCACAGCTCCTGACTCCACATCTCAATACTTGATTTTGGGCTTTGATGCAGGCACTGCAACAGGTGCTACTTCTACAACCTTAACGGATAGCACCGAAACTTGGCCTGTAAACCGTTGGGCAAATTACGCTGTGCGTATTTTAGCTGGTACTGGTGCGGGTCAAGTGGTTCCTATTGCAAGCAACACTGCTACAGCTTTGACAATTGTTGGTAACTGGGAAGTAACTCCTGACACTACGTCTGTGTATGCCATTCAAGGTGACCCAGACAAGTTTTACCTGTTTGCCGGTGGTATTGCTGGTACACCAATCTTAAATTTTGGCTCTCAAGTTCAAACTTTTGGTCGTCAACAAGATTGGGGTATTGCCCGTAATGCTGCAGCAACAGTGGCTGGTTATCAACCAGTCGCAATTGCTTCACTTGCTAATGCAACAACCACGGCAACGGTTACAACTGCACATCCTCATCAATTCAAAGTTGGTGAGTTAGTTAGTGTTCGTGGTGCAACAGATGCAAACTTTAACGTAACCAACGTTGCAATTGCTACTGTACCTTCAGCGACTACATTTACTTATACAATGGCAGGAACTCCTGCTGCGACTACGATTCCTGGTGCTCAGTCTACTACAACACTCACAGACGGTTCTAAGAGCTGGACAGTTAACCAGTGGGCAGGTTTTACTTGTCACATGTACGCAGCAACTCCAACCGCTGCGTCTGGTTCAACCACAGGTCAAGTATTGCGAATTGTAAGTAACACTGCCACAACCTTAACATTTGCTGTAGCTGGTACTGCGCCTACGAACGGTATTAGTCGATACTCTATCTGCACTAGTTCAGCAATTGGAGCAACTGACTCTGGTGTTGCAACTGGTACGCACAGCACAACAACACTTCAGGATACCAGCAAAACTTGGCCTGTAAACATTCATGCCGGTAAGAGAGCTCGTATCTTGGCAGGTCCTGGTGGTCCAGCTGAGGCTATTATTAGTAGCAATACAGCTAATACGTTGACATTCTCAGCTGCGTTAGGTGCTGCACCTGTTAGTGCTCAAACAGGCTATGCAATCATTGAACCTACTGCAAGAGGTCTTGGTACTACAGTGTGTTGGGCGTTTGGTACTAGTGTTCCAGCCCTTCGTGGACGTTACATGTACATTACTCGTGGTGGTGGTACTACTGGTTTTGACCGTTGGGATATTACCACAGATCGTGTCAGCTTGATGACTACTTCGCCACTTACAGAAACTCTGACTACTGGTACTATGGCAGCGTATGATGGCAGAGATCGTATCTACTTCCACAAAGATGCCACACAACGTGTTTATAGCCTAAACGTAGTAACTGCAAACGTTAACGGTGCTTCAATGTATCCATATGTTGCTCCTACAGCAATTATCGGTAACCGTATGGAAATTATTACAACAAAAGACGGCTTGAAATACATTTGGCTCAACAGAGCATCTTTTGCAGAGTGCTTCCGTTGCTTGGCTTTCTGGTAAAGGAGGTCTTATGTTATTACAAGATATTGTACAAATTCTTAATAACAAAATAGAATCGCTAAAAGCTAAAAAGACCATTGCTGTTAATTCCGGAGAATTGGAACAAGTTTACCAGTTAGATCTTCAAATTTCCGAAACGTTAGCAACATTGAATCAGCTAAAGACGCTATTGGTATAATCTATGTTATTAACCCTGCTCCAATCTAGTGGCACTGCAAGCTATAATCTTGTTGGAGCAAATTCTAACCAAGATAATAGTGCCCCGTCTTTAGCAGTAGTTCAAATACACAATTTAGTAGGCGATTCTTCGATACAGTCTAACAATTTATCGTCAGGAAGCTTGTCAGGTGCCGTTGAGCTAACAGGTTCTTCAAGTCTTCAGATAAATATTAGCCAGTCTGGTGCTGTAACTCAAACACATGCGTTAGTTGCCGATTCTTTAGTACAGACTAACAGCTCAGCATTAGGTAACATTTCTGGCACTGTAAATTTAATTGGGTCTACAAGTTCTCAAGCAAACAGTGCTAGTTCTGATGTTATAACTCAAACGTATACATTAATAGCTGACTCTTTAATACAGACTAACAATTTATCGTCAGGAAGTCTTTCTGGTGCTATAAGTTTAATAGGTGCCTCAAGCTCTCAAGCAAATAGTTCTGCCTCTGCTGCTGTAAGCCAAACACATAATTTGCAAGGAATAATTTCTACACAAGGGCAATTATCAGTTTCAACAGCTGTTGTACAGCAACACAATATACAAACAGCTACTTCACTGCAATCTAATTTATCTTCTACAGGTTCTGTAACAGGTACCGTAAACTTGACTGCAAGCCCGGACATTCAATCTAATCAATCAGCTGCTGGTGAATTGGGTGGAAATATACAACTGGTAGGTTCGCCACTTAATCAATCAGCAGTTTCTTCAGCTAATGCGATAGTTCAAAGATTCGACTTACTAGGCAGCAATGCTACTCAAGATGCAGTCTCAAGCCTTGACGCAATTGTCCAGAGATACAACCTTGCAGAGAGTTTTGTTACTCAAACTAGCAGCTCTAGCACGGGTAACATAAGTCTCATCAGACAATTAGAAGGCACTGATACTGTACAATCAAACAGCAGTTCTTCAAACTCTGTTCAAGTTATCTATCAAGTTGTTGGTTCTAATGCTGTCCAAAACAATGCAAGCAGTATCAATTCAATTCAGTATATTGTCAATTTACAAGCTTCATCTGTGAGTTCGATAAATGTATCTGCTGAAGGTAATGTTGTACAAGCCTTGAATTTGCAAAGTGCCGCTACAAACACATGTCTCAACGAAAGTCTTTCTAGTGGCATTTCTCAAATACATAATATTTTGGCTGCTACTTCTTCACAAACAGCTCAAAGTATTATAAGCTTTATTCTTGTTGATTTGTCAACAACACAAGTAAATAATTTATTGAGCTTTGTAGATAACAACCTGAGATTTAACCCGACTGTTGAAAATCTTGCGTCAGGGCTCTCTAACATCCTTAACAGCGAACAGTTGTCTAGGCTCTTAAATATTCTTGGCATGCCCGGTTCAAATCTTGCTGAGGATATCGTAGATGAACTCTTAAGTAGACTTACACAACAACCACTTGTAGTGGACTTGTTAAGTGCTACTAAGACAGACGTTGCACAAGCTGTTAGAAATAATCTAATGTCAACAACAATACCTGTCAATGTTAAGCAAGTAAATGATGCTTACATTAAAGGTACAGGCCAACCTGGCAATGAATGGGGGCCACTATGATGAATGGTTGGGGTAAATCCTGGAGCTATTCATGGGGAACATCTTGGGGACACTTTGTAGTAGCTGCTGTGCGGACTATTACAAAGATGCCCTCAAGGTATCTCACTTTTCCACGTTTTAAATTAGGTAGAAGATAATGTCAGTCGAAATGAATACTCCCTCTCCCACGCTGGGTCTCACTATCGAGGACACAGCTAACGTTATGCAGGCAGCACCAGAAACTGTTCGAAAGACTAAGGTGGTTCCAAGCGACTGGAATATTACTCCAGTAGAAGGTTCTGATGATATCTTAGCTGTCAATACAAACACGCGTGAGACTTTTACAGGTTCTGTCGAAGAGTTTAATAAATTCTTGAGAGGTTAATCTTATGGCAGTTGTAAATGCTGCTCTTGCAAATAAAACTGTCTCAGATCCAAATGCTGAATACGAATCCTTAAGACCTTTGTGGCAGAAAAGCCGTGCTATCTGCAGTGGAGAGCGTTTTACAAAAGATTTTGATAGTTACCTAGATGTTGGTAATTTTACAAATCTTTTAATTCCGTTCTCCCCTAGTATGACAGCTCAACAGTACCAGTTTTACAAGGCAGAAGCTGAGCTGCCTGGTATTGTTGCGCAATTTGCTAAAATGCTTGTTGGAGGCTTGCTTAGAAAGCAACCTGTGCTTTCATTACCTCCGGGAATACCTGAAGAAGTTCAAGACTGGATTATGAACCAGTTTGGTCAAGATGATTCAAGTCTTATTGGCTTTCTTGATGCGGCATTGTGGGAAGAATTACAAACAAGCCGTGCTTGGATTTATGTAGATCACCCTGTAGTAGACCCAGACACTCTTAGTGTAGAAGATAAGCAGCTGTTAAAGCCGTACCCCGTACTCTGGCAAGCCGATTCAGTTATTAATTGGAGAACGCGTAAGGATCCTTTTGGTAAGATGATTTTAGATCGTGTAATTGTGCGATCTTATGAAGAGTCTTTCGAAAAGAACGAGTTCCATCCATCTTTTAAAGACACAGTTCGTGTGCATGAACTCGATGAATCAGGCTTTTATCAGATCAGAGTATTTCAGCAAAGGTCTGATACAACTTCTGTACAAGTTGTAAATGGTCAACAACAAAAAGAATTTTCTAACCGAAAACCTTCGTTTGAATTAGTAGAGACTATTCAAAATATTTTAAATAATGGCGAAAGGCTTAGGATAATTCCTGCCTGGCCTTTGAATGGCTCAGTTAATTTATTAGAGCCAATTTTAATGCCTATTATTGATAAAGAGGTCAGTCTTTACAATAAGATAAGCAGACGAAATCATTTGCTATATGGAGCTTCTACTTATACTCCAGTCATCATGTCTGACATGAATGATGATGAATTTGAAGAAGTGGTTAACAAAGGCTTAGGTTCTTGGCTGAGGCTTAGGCAAGGTGATGAAGCAAAGGTTTTAGAAACACCTACAGCCGCATTGCAAGATATGGACAGGGCTATTGCTGCAGCTATTGAGGAAATGGCAAAGCTTGGCATTCGAATGCTGAGCCCAGAATCTGCTCAATCTGGTATTGCTCTTGAAATTCGAAATGCAGCTCAAAACGCTCAATTAGGTTCTTTGAATACTAAAATAAGCTCTACTTTGAGGGCAGTGATTTGCTTTATGATCAATTGGAGATACAATCTTCAGTTGAGACCTCAAGATATTAACTTTAGTTTGTCTTCAGACTTTAATCCAATACCCTTAGGCGCCGATTGGTTGAGACTTGCTACAGAGTGGTACCAACAAGGTCTGATTCCTCGTTCTATTTGGTTAATGATTCTCAAGCAAAACGATATGATACCTCCTGACTATGATGATGAAGAAGGTAAAATGGAAATTACAGCTGATATGGAGGCTGTAATGAAAGCTCAACAGGGGTCGTCTGATTATGCAAGTAAAATAGCTAACACAGAGGGTTTATAAAATGCCGGACAATAAAGTAAACAATCCTGAAGGTAAAAATCAATATACTGGAAAGGGTAAATCTTCTGAGCCTTACAGGTATTCTATTGGTGGTTATTTTGCCACTAAAAACACACAAAAGACATTAAATACCCTTACAACCGATTCCTATAAAAGAGCTGAAGCTGCGAATAAAGAAGCTGGTCAAGCTTATCAAAAATACGAGAAAATTCCTCCGAGCTTTCGAAATGATCTTTCTGAGAACGAGTATAAAAAAGTTTTATCTGCATCACAAAAAGCTAATGAAGAAATGAATAGATCTATCCTTATTTCAGAAGCTTCTGCAAATTATAGAAAAATAAGTAATCCTATTGATTATAGCAAAGCTTTTGCCAAACAAACTGTAGTTGACACAAAACAAATTGCTCAAAATATTCGTAAACGCATGTGGGGTGGATAATGGCCGTAAATGAAAAAATCAGTGAAGCTCTCAAAGGCAACACCAATGCTGCAAAAAATCATGCTAAGAAAGGTATTGCTGCAATTCAAAATGCCAGTAACCGTGCAAAAGTTGTAGCAGGCGGAGCTTTTGCAAATACTGCTAAAAAATTAGATAAATTCAATGACAAAGCTATTGATGTTAGACAAAGTGCAGCATACGCTGCAGGAGCAGCTGTTGGAGCTCCTATAGGAGCTATAGGAGGAGCTGCTTTAGGTCTTTCTGCAACTCGGGGCATGGATAAAACAGATAAACAGTTAGCTTACCGAACTCTTGCAGTTGGTGCTACTTCTTTCATGGGTGCTGTAACTGCTGCAGACTATCTTGGTAAAAAGACGCAAAGAGGTGTGAATAGTCTTAATGAGTATCCAGAAAAAGCTAGACAATCACTAAAAAACAAACTAAATAGCAGGTAATCAAGTCGTTATGAATAAAATAAATAATCCTGAAGGTATAAATCAATACACAGGAAAAGCTAAAGCAATAGTTGAAAAAACTAAAGTAAAGGCTGGAGGTGTATTTGCCAGTACTAAAGAAAAGTCTAAACAAGGCTGGGAAGCTGTTGATAAAACAGTTAAGTATGGTGCCGCCGGTGCTGCTATTGGAGGTGCAGCAGCTTTAGGTGGTGTTGGCGGAGCTAGGCTTGCTACAAATGCAATTGGTTCGGGCACTAAAGCTGCAGTGATAGGTGGTGCTGTAGGTGCCGGTGCAGGCTTTCTATCTGCAAAGTCTACCGAGAAGTATTTAAGTCCCGAAACTAATAAGAATCGAAATATTCTGAGAGCTGCTGCAACAGTAAATACAGGCGCGCTTGGTGCACTTGGTGGTGCGGTAGGTTATATGGGTCTTAAGGCATTAGGAGCCCCTACTCCTGCAAAAGTTGCTGCGGGTGCTGTTATTGGCGGCGCAATTGGAGCTTATCAAGGCTACAAAGCTGATAGGGCCGAAGCTGGAAAAAGAACTGCAGATGCTGCAAATAAATCATTAGAAGAAAAAGCAAAAATAACAGGCTATCAAAGACAATTCAAACAGGTGTAAAAATGCCACTTAAAAAAGGCTATTCTCAAAAGACAATTTCCAAAAATGTTAGTATGCTTGTGGATGAAGGGCGTCCTCAAAAACAAGCCGTTGCAATTGCTTTAGAAACTGCTAAAGAAGCAAAGAAAAAGAATGTTAAAAAGAACAACTCTAAAAATTAGATTTTAAAGAGTTAAAAATATGCAATTTAAAGCGGTCCTAGGTGTCTGCGGGTGCATATGACATGGCTGAGGTATGGCCATTTGTAAAAAATTGCACCTGCAGGCAGCCTGGGTACCAGTCGGGGCCATCCTGCGACTACCGCAGCTGAGAGGTTGATATGGCGAATAACGCTAATACTGATATATACGACAGAACGATAAACAGAGCTGCAATGATCAGGCTCTATGAAAGACGTATTAACGAGAAAGTAGAATCAATAATAAACGAACATACTGGTAGGCTTGACGGAATTGTCCGTGACGGAGACTTATCAGTTAAAGGTCGAAATAAATTGTTTGAGGCAATTGATAAAGAATTGCTTAAAACTCATAAAGAAACATTTAATGTTACAAAACGTTCATTGCTTGATTTAGTTTCTGATCAACTGTCATACACTTATCAGACAGTTGAAGTTGCAATGAGTAAAATTTGGCGTACAGAAAGACCTGCTAAAAGAGTTGCTGAAGATATTGTTCTTCAAAGACCTTTATATCAAGATCAAACTCTAGCTGCTGGTTGGGCTAGCGTTAGTACAGCTGAAAAGAAGCGGCTCGAAGCTTTAATTCGAAAAGGTATAGCAGAAAATCATACAATCGACGAGATAGCTTTAGACCTCCGAAAAGGAAATATTCACAATATAACAAGATCACAATCAAAAGGTCTTGTTGTAACTGCCGTAACCTCAGTTACTTCGCAAACTGACCACGAAGTTTATAAGGCTAATAGTCAAGCTATTAGAGGTTGGCAGTATGTTTCTGTGCTAGATTCTCGTACAACACCAATTTGTATACACAGAGATGGTAAGATATATGATATGTCTGAGACCTCTTATCTGCCTCCTGCACATTTTCATTGCAGATCGACAACCGTGCCTGTTTTTAAATCTTGGGATGATATTTCCAAGCTAGAAGGTGTAGCTCAAATACGCCGACGTAATATTGAGAATTTGAGCAAAGATCAAATATCATATTATGACGGACAAACGCCTTTGCGAGAATCTTACAATTCTTGGCTGCTTCGTCAGCCTAAAGACGTTCAACTAAAACATCTAGGTGATTATCAAAAAGTTGAATTGCTTAATAGTGGTCAGTTAACTTTAGACAGATTTACTAATCCAGAAGGCAACTCCGTCGGTATAAAAGAGCTCCGCGCCATTACAGATAGTGGCTATACATTGCCAAATGACACTAAGAGATTTGCAATTGCAAAAGAAAAATTAGATGCAATGCAATTAGGAGCAAGTACACCTGACGACTTTATCGATAATGAGAAGCTTCGTAAAACATTGGTGGATTATTACTTGTTACAAAGCGCAGAGTTGAACGGGACACTATCGCTAACTAACTATCGAGGTGTTCTTACAAATGTCAAACGTGGCGTTAAAAATCGGGTATTAACGTCTCCTCCTCGAGAAGACCAACTAAAGTTCAATCCGATAACAGGACGATATGAAGACGTTAGATTATATCAACCAAATTCAGCTGTCTTGGCTAACAACACAAGACTTATCCAAGAAAGTGATAAGTTATTGGACAGAGACAGGGAATTTATATCTAAAGTTTTGGATGGTCTTTCTGAGAAAATGAGTGTAAACGAAAGAGCTGTTGTCGCGGACAATCTTCGAATTATCTTTAGCAGATACAGAGATAACAAAGAGCCCTGGACAAATTTTAAAGCGGTAGTTCAAGGTCAAATAAAGTTTGATGTAATGAACGTTTCGGATGCTATTGAAACTCAAATTCGAAAGGATTCTGATGTTTTAAAGAAGCTTCTTCAGGATAACTACTTAGATCCTGTTTTAGGTCCTACACAGTTACAGGAACTTCATGATAATTTCATTTCTAATATTCTTGCAAGAAATAAGTGGGAAGATAAAACAGCTCCTAAAATCGCGCAGGAATTAAGAACAGTATTTGATTACAAAATACCCGCTAAAATACGTTTAAGGGTATCTGACCGCGATTTGCAGCAATTCTATTTAAAGTTTGCTCATCGTTTGAGCTTAGCAGATTCGCCAGATAGAGACAGCTTTGCAGTTTCGTTAGGAAGAGATCTTTACAATCTTGCAAATTTTAATGGCAATCGGCGTGAATGGTACGATCTTGGCATGAAACTCTTAGAAGCCAAGAACGTTAAGAAATTCTTCGAAGTTGAAACTTTCGGTGTTCAAAAGCGAAGAATGAAAAGCAGACTAAGCGGTCAATATTTTGGTCCGTACTATGATGCGTTATCTTATAATATTAGAATTGTAGATCCTAGAATTCAAGAGTACGCTAAGCTAAATAGAAAAGTTGAACTTGGTCTTCGAGTTTCTGTAACAGAAGACAAAAATAGGCTTCTATTTAGAGAAGGCTACAAAACATATTTCATTGATAGAGGAATTTTAGGGTTAGAAGATACAAGAATTCCAATTACATCAACTAGCAGCTTTAGTGATTTCCCTGAAGAATTTGTAGACAAAAATCTAGTTGATGCTTTGAATTGGGCTTCCAAAGCTAAGTATAAAATTGACGAAGACTATTTTGATTTTACACAAAAGTTATTATATTTTGAGGACGACAAGGGTCAAGCTAAAAAGTATAATGATTTGAATGAATATCGAAAATATATTTCAAGCCGTGGCGACGCTTACGAGCGTTTTAAGGCAATGGAATGGCTTCGTAAAGATGACAAGGCGTTTAGTAATCATCCTTTTATTGATCATCGAGCACGTATTTATGATCGTGGTTTAATCGGTCCTCAGTCTGGTGAAACATTTAGACCCTTTCTAAATACAGATGTAGCTAAGAACTTTAGTCCCGAAGATTTTGAGAACTTTCAAGATCAGATCGGATCTTTCTTAGGAGGACTTAGCGATTACTTTGAGGGAAAGTTTAATTCTCTATCAATCACAGGAAGACAGAAGATAGCAGAAAAGTGGCGTCCTGAGCTTGTTCGCATTGGCAATCACATGCTTAGAAAGAAACCAGCAGATATTCGTGCTATTTTAGAATCTGAAATATTTCAAAAAATTGATGGCGAAGAACTTAATAAGTTTTTGCGTTTTGCGTTAGAGACTGCTAAAATTGATAATTACTTAGCAACTGACAGTCTCGGTTCAAAGTATTCAGTTAAAAACCTTCAAAGGCTTCGTGATTACAAAACAGCGCTAGCCTTAGAACAAGATGCTTCGTCTTCTGGCGCTCAGATTATTGCATTAACGACTCGTAATAAACAGCTGGCAGAACTTAGCAATGTAGTCCCTACAAACCAAAAGAAACGTTTGTATGACGAAATTGCGGCATTAACTTATAATGATCCTAGGTTTAGAGAACTCAACCAAAAGTTAGGCTTAAATGAAAAAGATTTGAGAAAAGCTTCTAAGGCGCAAAACATGGTAACATTCTACGGCGCTGGCGAAAAAACCAGTGGCCTAAATGTAGAAGGTAAACTGTCTAAGGTTTTAGATAAGCAAGAGAATGTCTTAGTCGTCAAGGCTTCTGAAAGAGATGTAGTTCTTAATGAGATTTCTGCAAGAATTGCAAGATACGAAAAATTTGATCCAGAAACTGCCGAGGAACTTCGACAATTACGACAAAATGTCAGAGACATTTTTAATAAAGGTTTAGATCCTGGCGATGAAATTTTAGATCAGCTTTATTTTCTAGAACCTAAAACAAAAGAACTTGTTGAGAAGTTGTCTCAGTCGTACGAAAAAGTAGTTACACCTGATGATTTTAAAGCAATTGCTAGAATCATGAGTGAATACTTATCAGAGCAAGTCCCTATACTTAAAGATTTTACTAGGTATTTTGGTAGATTAGCTGAAGATTATTTGGCAAATGCAAAACCGTCAAATAGTGACTTTGATTGGGAATCTATTGCAAAAACACAATTAGTCGGTACAAGACAAAAGGGCTATACGCTACCTGATAATGTAAGCAGATTACTAGGTGTAAAAGCAGGTGAACCTGTATCAGAAAAACTGCTCAAAAGATTTGGCTTTTGGAATCCCAATGGCACATTAGCTCAAATTATTTTTGGTGTAGATTCTCCTGAGTATCGTCGAACTGGCGCTAAATATCTTAAAACTGAAATCATTGTCCCGACAATCGATCTTAAAAAGGGTGCATTAGCTAAAGAAGTCTCCCTTAGTGGATTTGAAGTATTTAAGGCAAATAAACTACCTAAAAGCTGGACGAATGTG